CCGTTGCTGTTGTCTCCGACAACACACGCTGTCTCGTTGACGGAAGAGCGGAACATGGCCAAACCATCTTCAACCGTCGCTATCTGCAGCTATCAAGGTATTGGCAATTTGTTCCGGTCAATTGCAAACCCTACAGAGCCAAGACCAAGGGCAAGGTTGAGCGCATGGTTGGTTACGTTAAAACGAGCTGTTTGTCCGGACTTGAGGCGCCTGACCTTCATGATGCCCAGAAACAAGTTGATGCTTGGATGCGCATGGTTGCGGACGTGCGTCGCATTGATGGCTTGGAGGGACGCCCAATTGATCGATACCAAGCTGAGGTTATGGCATTAAAACCTTATATGGGTCCGAACTTGAGCCAACTAAGACTGGAAACGAGAAAGATAGATATCAGCGGTCGAATTCAAATTGACGGCGTACAGTACTTAATCCCTGGAACAGATGCCGGTACTGTCGTCGATGTTTTCATTGAGGAAGAAGCAATTGCGGTGTTTCTTCATGGTCAATGTATCACGCAACTGAACCGAACCGCTGACGCTTATCAAGCTAGCACATTTAAGCATCGACAGAAAGAAATTTGGGAGCCGGGCAATGTCCAAAGCAGTGGTCTGGATCGATCTTTAAGGGAGTACGACCGTTTTATTGAGGAGAACAGCCATGGCCGTTGTTAAGGCGATTTCCACTCAAGAGCTTGCGGCTTTGGCCAACCGGCTACGCTTGACATTAATTCGTGACCGAATGGAAGAAATGTTGACGATGGCCGTGGACAAGAAGTTATCTCCAAGAGAAACTCTGGAATTCTTCTTTCGTCAAGAAATTCGGCGTCGAGAAGAAAATCGTATCCGACAAGCCATCATGGGGGCTCATTTTCCTGCAGTACGGACGTTGGAAGATTTTGATTTTGAGGCTCAACCATCAATTGATGTGAAACAACTAAAAGAATTGGCACAACTCGAATGGGTTGGGCAGGCTAAAAATGTTCTTTTTCTCGGACCGCCGGGAGTCGGAAAGACTCATTTGGCCATTGCATTGGGACGGGAGGCAATCAAACTGGGAATGAGTGTTGCCTTTTACTCTGCTGAAGAGCTTGGATCGTTGTTGGACAGGGCGCTAAAGGAAGGAACAATTAAACAAAAGCTGTATCAGCTTTCAAAACCAAAATTGCTAGTCCTTGACGAATTTGGCTATACGCCGTTTTCGTCAGTAAGTGCGCCACTGCTGTTTCGGTTGATTAACAGCCGATACGAACAGAAAAGCATACTGATCACCAGCAACAAGCCCGTTTCCGAGTGGGCCGGCGTGTTGGGGGATGCAACCCTGACAACTGCTATGCTGGACAGATTGTTGCATCACAGTGAAATCATCGTGATTCGCGGAGACAGCTACCGTCTCCTGGAGAAACGAAAGGAAGGACTTTTAACCTCAGCCAGGGCTGTTGGTACAGCTTTGACTGATTAACAACAGGGGCTCAATTTAAACGACGTTTTCGGGGGTCAATTCAGAGGACGCTTGACACCTGTCAAAATATGTCATATTGCGCAATTACTTAGGTACAATCCACATTTTCTCTTTGAAAAATAAGGACTAGTATTTTCCCTGAAACATAACGGAATTTATCTATTAACTTCTCCTATTTTCAGGAGAGAAAGGAAAATGCAAACATACAGATGTCCGCGATGTAACAAGAGACTATTCGATGCTGAAGATCTGAAAACAGCGATAACAATAGTGTGCACTCGATGTAAAACGACAGTAACCTTCAACTACCTCCCCTCGGGGAAACCCGAACGGGAATCCCCAAACCAGGCCTCTGAGCCTTCAAAAAAGCCAACCGAGCTTCACTAAAAACCTCTGAGTTTTTCTTCTTTTTTTAGGAGAAAATCATGGCTGAATTTGCTTCCAAAGGTGTGGCGGGAAGCGCCCTGGGACTTGGAATCGCAGGCCTCTCTGTCGCGCTGTTAAACGGTGGTTTGGGTGGCATCGGCGGCATCCTCGGTGGCGGGAATACCAACGCCTACGTCGATTCTTTGAACTCTAAGATTGCCGAACTCAATGCCGAGAAATACTCGGACAAAGTCGGCATCGAAGTCTTCAAGGCCTCGCGCGAATCGGACGCGAAAACTAACGCTCGCTTCGAGGAAATCGCTCGGACGATTGCTGACATGCGCGTTCGTGAAGCGCAGACTGCAGGGAAAATCGATCTCGTTGCTGCGACTGCCAATCAGGGCATTGCCGCGAACAGCGCGGCCATCGCTTGCCTGCAGAACACGGTCGCCGGCATCACGAAGATCGTTGTGCCCAATAGTTCCATCTGTCCTGGGTGGGGGAATGTGACGATTACTCCGGCCTCTACAACTACTGCTGGCTAACGTAATGGGAGGGCATCATGAAACTGCGAACAAACAAAGTTCCGGAAATCGTCTCTGAGTTCCTGCTTACCCGCGTTGTATCCAAAGCACCTACGTCTGCGTCACAGTTTGGCTTGGGGTTCCTCGTGCCTTATGTGTCGCGGAGCGCTCAGGGAATGGCAGAAAACCCCCTTCTTAAAACCCTTGGTGTTGTAGATGGCGAAGGCTCAATTGACCTTGATACAGCACGTAACTCGGCGATTGAAGCGCTCGGGAAGGCCGGAGGCAAGGTGACAATGTACGGCGTTACGTTTGATAGCACGGACATCGATGCCCTCTTCGAAATGGCAAGAAAATACTCTGACTCTTAACGGGAGACTCTAAAAATGGATATGAAGGACTTACGCAAGTTGCGCAAAGAACAAACCGAGGAAGCGCTGCTTGATCGCATCGATGAAATCCTTGACGAGGACAACATCAGCTCTGTTGATGTTGAAGAAATCAAGGATTGTTGGAAGGCAATTTGGTACGCGCACCAGTGCTGTAAAGAAACTGCGTAACAGAGACATTTGGAAAGGGAACCACACGGCCCGAGGACAGGACATTCCTTGGGCCATTTTTATGGGTGTGCGCATATCGAGTGACCCGTTGGCCAAAATCCTTGCAAGTTACAAAACGAGGGGTTTTGCCATGCTTTCTGAGATTTTGACGGAGTTAATACCGTCCTATTTTGAGCGGTTTGTGCTCGCAATAGGCGGCGTTCTTGGTTGGATGTGGGGCATGGCCTTTGGGGACGTCCACCTTGCCATGGCCTGGTTTTTGACGATTATGCTGAGTGACTATGTTTCCGGCGTCTATCGCGCCTTACGCATGGGAGAATACAGCAGCAAGAAGGGACTTAATGGGATCATCAAAAAGTTTCTTATTTTGTGGCTGTGCGCGCTGGCGCATGGGCTAGACGTTATCGTCGGACTGACCATTATTCAGTCCGCATTCATCGGGGCCTTTGGGCTCAATGAAATGCTTTCGATTATTGAAAACCTCGGCAGGGTCCATCCGGGACTAATCCCAGAGCAGATTCAAAACTTTCTCACCGAGTTAAAAACGCGAGGATTCGCTCGTAGATACTAAGTTAGGAGACATAAGTGGCCACTTATAACCCGTTCTCATCATATAACCCAAATGTTGCAATTGACTTTATCCGAAATTTCGAAGGATGTCGGCTCAAAGCGTACCAGTGCTCTGCGGGGCGATGGACAATCGGCTACGGGCACACGGCAGGCGTGACCGAGGGCATGGCGATTAGCCAAGCGCACGCCGAGGATTTGCTCCGAGCCGACGTGATTGACTGCGCTGGGCGTATGGCATCGTACATCAAAGTGCCCGTGACTAAATGGCAGTACATCGCGCTTGTATCGCTGTCGTTCAATGTGGGCGACCTGAGACGCAAAGCGCCGAAACTGCTGCACTATCTCAACGCAGGTCAGGAAGACAAGGCCGCGCACGAGTTTTTAGACATTGTGAAAGCGGGTGGAGTTCCGTCCAAAGGGCTGAAGACTCGGCGAGAGAAAGAAGCCAAACTCTTTTTGAGGACTGAGGCATGAGCGTTTTAAATACAGCCTGTGTTTGGATTTTTATTTATGGAACGGGATCGATTCTCGCTGTGTTGTTTTACGAAATTCTTAAAAAGATATTGCCTCGCGTAATCGCCTTCACGCTCATGTTTGCCTACTGTTTCTCAATAGGGTGGGTGTTTTGCGGAACGTTTAAAGCATTTGGGGTTTCATGATTGCTTTTATCAAAACAGTGTTGGCATTCCTGACCACCTACAAGAAATACGCATCGGCGCTCCTAATCATCGCAGGGTTTGCTCTTTCGGCTTGGCTTGGGAGTTCATACCAAAAAGCCAAGTGTGAGGCGCAGATTGCCGATTTCAAGGCGCAAATCGCTATTCAAACCGCAGAACAAAGGAAGAGTTATGAAAAAAGAATCTCCGAAGCGACAAGTCGCTTGGTTCTGGAAAGCCGTCGGGCTGATGCTAATCGCGCTGAGCGTGACGATCTGTTGCGTCGGTTGCGCGTCGCAAGTGCCCGTGCCGACGGAGCGTCAGCAAATCCCGACCGCTCTTATCGAGCCGAGTACGCCCAGTGCCGACGCTTTCTCAGCGAGGGTGCGGGACTTCTTAGCGAGGGCAGTGCATTGGCTGGAAGAATCGCAAGAGAAAAAGACGCACTAGCTACCCTCGTACACTAGATGTCGTATGTGCAAAAAATGCACAGATGCCTGCTAGCAATTAGTCTTTAGGAATCTCCTCTCTCTTGACGCTGATTATAGTAAAGCGCAGCATCCCGAAAATCCGCTGCGCTTTTGTCTGCCTGACTGTGTCAGTCCATAGGCGTCATCTCCACAGATTTAAAAAGGGCAATCTTCCTCCGGTGCAGGACTTGTTTTACGCACGTTAGTTGAGCGCACGTCTGCAGGCTTCTTGTCTAAAAACTGCAAGTGCTCCCCAATAATTTCCGTGACGTAACGATCAATGCCGTCTTTGTCAGTGTACTTGCGCGTGCGCAGCCGACCTTCGATGTAAACCATCGAACCCTTTTTGAGATACTGCCCAGCTACTTCTGCTGACCGTCCGAACAGGCTGATGCGGTGCCATTCGGTTTCTTCCTGGGCGTTGCCCTGGGCGTCTTTGTACTTTCTGGAAGTCGCAGCGCTTAGGTTGCAAATTGCGCTTCCGCTTTGTGTCTGGCGCACCTCGGGATCTTTTCCGAGCGTACAAATCAAAACCACTTTATTCACGCTTGCCATTATTTTTTTCTCCTTCTTTCTTTAGCACCTTCGCCAGCTTCTCAGCTACGTCGCGCGGCAGAACCATGGAATTTGAACCCATCACCATCTCACTGTTATCTGACAAGTACACAAGAAAAAGCGAAGTGATACGAACGGCTTTCTCGCCTTTTTCAATGCACAATCGGCGCGTTGGTTTTTTCCTCACTCCGTCATCGTAAAAATCAAAGTCAATCCATTCCCTCATAATTTCTTCTGCTCCTTTTGCTCGTATTGCCCGTTGATTTCTGCGATATACAAATCACGATGCATATTGACGGCTTCCCACATTTTTTTATCTAATTCCGTGCAAAGTTCCCCCGCCTCGTCTGCATATCGCCAAAGTTTGTTGTAAGCGCTTAGGTCGACAATTAACGACAAAAGGCACTCGGCGGCGCAGTGATGCAAATTAACTTCGTCCACCGACTTCGCTGATTCAATTCTAGAAATTTCTATTTCGACGGCTGTCCGAATGTTTTGAAGCCAGACTTCAGTTTCAGTCATTTTGTTTTCTCCTTTTGTTCGATGAATTCACTGTCTTGTCTTGCTTCAATCACCATCGCGTAGTAAGACAGTGCATTAGCAATCTTTCGCGCTGTGGATGAGTCAAATCGTTCCTGCACGTTTATAGACAAGATGCCTTCAAACGAAAGCGCAACTTCTTCGTTGATGATTTTTACCACTGCGACCTGAGTTGCCTTGCCGCGCATCTGACGATATTCAATCGCAATTTCCGGACTTACATTCCCATAAGGAAACTCTCGCAAATCAAGCTCTTCACTCATCTTTTCCCTCCGTTTGTTCGTTATTTCTCCGAATTTGGCTCTCTAACTGACCGGCACACGATTCGAGCAAGCGAGATATCCACTGTGCTTGCTTTGTGTTTACTCCGACGACTGATGAGTATCCGTTTTCGTTTACGTTGACCAACAGCACTTGGCTTCGCTCGAAGTCAACACCGACCGATAGATATACTTTTGTGTTCGCGCTTGATTTCTTTTCGTCGAATCCTTCGGTAATTTTCACTTTTGTTTCCTTTTAGTTTTAAAAGTTAAAAGCCAACTGTTTTTGAATTATTTCGCCTCGCACCGGAGCAGGGCGCTCCGGCTCTGCGCCGTACTTAAATACATAACTCACCGCATCCATAACCTGCTGCGTCGCGTTTTCGAACGTATCGGCAGAGACGAGCGCTGCTGTTGCGATGTACGGATTGTCTACAATCGAGACTTCGTAACGGAAGTGAATTGGTTTATTAAGATTCTCATCAACAATCCGGGCAACTTTGGGGTATGTCTTGCGTGACCACTTGTCAACCGGAGAAACCTTGACGCCAAAGCGGTCGATAACGATGCGAACGCCATTGCTCGTGAATGTTCCGCTCCGACTTTGCTCAATGTGGTTCAGTATCCATTCGCGAACGACGCCTCTCGGAAAATTCTCGATTTTCTCTCTTAGCGCCAGGCGACTCGGAATGTGATTTATATCGAAAACCATTATTCTCCTCCTTGCGCTTTCTTTGCGTGGGTTGCGATTGCGATTGCGAACTTGAGTGACTCCTCTGGAGAGAGGTCCATTTGCATCGTGACTAGATCTTTTCTGACATTGATCTTTACCCGACCGCCCTCGTGAGAAACTTCGATTCTCGATTTTGGCCTTGCCAAAGCGCACACTTCTTCAACAATGTCATCTACAAGCCACATTCGCTTTACCTTCGTGTCCAACGTTGTTGCGTGCAATGCGTTCGCGTTCTTTCATCCAGTCAGTGATTCTCTTTTTCGAGAAAACCCATCCCATGGGCGTCCGAAATGCGCGAGGGAAGTTGGCTTTGGCTTGCCAGCGATAGATCGTGCGCTGGCAAACGTTCCACTCTGATAAGAGTTGCTTCCAAGTGATGTAATCGTCGAGATTCATATTCGTCGTCTCCTTGATTGGCGACTAAGGGGAGGGGCCCGGAGTCCACCCTGAAGAGGCCACCTCCCGCTCAGTCAAGTCACGCGAGCAAGTCCTCGTCCGTGATTTCTTTCTTGACCTCGCCGGTGGCGGGGTCGGCCTGGGGCGAGATGGGTTCGGCTGCAGGAATCGGAGCCGTAGCCTCTGCCTGGACCTTGGCCTTAAGCTTGTCCTTGAGAGACTTCTTTTCCTCGACCTTCGGGGCTTCTTTTACCGACTCGGACTTGAAGAAGTCCGCTGCAACGGCCATGCCGTCACGTAAAGACGAATAAACCTTGCGCAGGCGAACAACCTGCGCCGGGCGAATGGCTTCGATGCGGCACTGACAGAAGTCCTCGATCATTGTCTTTGTCACGCCATAAGGCTCGAAGGATTCAACCAACTTCTTGATGCCTTCTTTGCTCACATCAGCCGTGGCCTGCATGGTCACGTTGCACTGGTTGACCGCGGACTCAATGACGTCGCCAGGGATTACTGCGAGGATACAAGCGCGCAGGCGACGAGCCCCCTGGTTCGCCACAAGCTCATAGATGTCTCGTGGGTCTTCGAGTTTGTACGTGCCCTTGCGAGTGGAGCGAATGTGCGGTACGGTGAACGTGACCTCGCGTCGCGTATTCGTTTCGACGTCCCAGGCGAACGCCTGAACCTCTGACTTTCCGCCGGCATTGGACAGCTCGCGAATGCCGAACTGCATATTTCCCCACTGTTGGGCGACGGCCTCAGCCAGGCGGATGGACGGACCGGAGATTTCAGAACCGCCGCGGGCGTACTGATAGACCGCAGACTGTGCCAGGCTCGGGCGCGTGCAAGCGTTCAAGATGCGGTCCATGGCGGCCCGTTGATCGCGCGGATTCATCCGAGCAATGACAAGCGCGGCCTGGACCTCGGCAACGGCACGGTTGGACTCGGCCGTAGCGGTCGAGGGAAGGTTCGAACCCTGGGCAGTGACGACGCCGAAGGAGTTGGCGGTAACGATTGTGTTTTCCATATTTAGGACTCCTTTGTAATACGTGTTAGTTAAATCGCTTTGAGCGTGAACCGACGCACCGGGGCGCCGAGTTTCAGGAATTGTTTGTAGATGTCCGGCATCTTGGCCTTCAGACTTGCCGAATCGAGTCGGGCAACGGCCTTGCAGCTTTTCCATGTGGCGACGATTTGGCCGCCGACACCTAGGGACTCATTTGTCCCCATGTAGCCCTGAATTGTGGCCAGGGCAGCGCCCTCAATCTCTTTGGCTTTGGCAAGCTCTTCACGTGCAGCGCGAAGCGTATCCAACGCCTTGGCAACCTCGTCCGTTGCTTCGATTGTTTCCGGACGGCTCACGGGGAAGGCCTTCGAAACTTCCGAAAGGCTACGTGGGGCAGGCGGTGTCTTCGTCTCAACGAGATTCCAAAACTTCTTTTCTTCTTCGACCAAGAGATCAGACAGTTCGGGGTCGTTCTTGACTGTGTAGACGCGGAAGTCGGACGCGCCGATGAGGACAGCCACGTCGCACAGTTCTTTGCCTGTCACGGTCATGTAGTGCTGAACCTGGGTGAGGTAATACTCAGGTATTTCATCCGTTCCCTCTTCGCCCCAATCTGCGCCGGTGCGAGCCGTCTTGATTTCGAGCACGCGGTCGGCACAGAGGCCGTCAACATTGGCAATCATGAAGGGGTGCTCCGGATGACGGAAGAGGTGTCCTGGGCATTCGACCGCACGGCCTGTTTTTTCGGAGTAAGCCTGGCGGATAACGGGCTCCAGACGGCGGCCCCATTCCATGCTGGCGTTGTCTCCTTCATCGGAGACTTCTCCAACCTTGCTGTTGTAGACGTCAAGAGGCGTGCGCCATTTTGAAAGACCGAGAATCGCTGCGACGTCAGAGCCGCCGATCCCGGACTGACGCTCTTTTAACCATTCGATACGGGATTGCATTTTTTGATTCCTTTTTCCCTCCGGTTGGGTTGGCTAGAATCGGTAGCGGTCACAACCTATCTAACCAACCCTTGGAGGAAACTTTTATGTCTGATAAACCTGTTACTAAAACTCTTGAAGAGCTGGTTGCCGAACTGTCTAATGAAATCGAAAAACTCAAAAACAAAATCGCTCAGATTGAACAACGGCTAAACAAAAACCATCTCCGTTAAAAACCTTCTTCTTCAATGATTTTCAAGGCCGCCTGAACCTTCTCGGTGTACTTTGAGAGAGCCTCAAGCGCGGCCTTCGTGTCACCGGCCTTGGCGTGGTCTTCCAGGTAGTAGCAGACAATCTCAGAAATACGGTCTGCCAATGCGTTAGCTCCTCCGTCTGCGTACATCAGCCTGCTTACTTGATTTTTCTTGTCCATCTTTGTCTCCTCTTTTGGTAGGGGCTTGGCCGTGTCGGTAAGTGGCTATCTGTCAAAACGGCCTCGCCCTCGTAACCTGTTAATCTCCATTAAGTTCGTCGATTCGTCTACCCATTTCGGCGGCGAAGTTCGCGTACTCGTTTTTGATGTCTTGCTTAGTTGTCTCGCTATTTTCTTTGTCGTTCTCTCCGAGACGGCCCGCAATACGCAGGGTGTACTCGTAACAGAGAGCTGCTTTACTTAACTGCGCCCCGACATGCGAGACGGAATCAATGAGCATTCCATCATCCCCAATCCGACCAAGCTCTCTTTTAAACTCTTGAACGAGCTTGAAACAGTCGCTGCAGTAGTAATTCATAGTTACATCCCCAAGAAAGCTGGCGCCCACAAAAAGGCGACCATGGCCACTACAAAAATTGCGAGGGGGAGCGTGTCCTCAACAAACTCCCCGAACCACGTCGGGGGAGTCTTTGCGGGGTGCAGATTCTTAATCGGTGTGTCAATCGTCATCATTTGTTTTTCCCTCTTCTCCGTGAGAAGATTGAGATGCGGGAATCCTCAAAACCGCAAACTCAATCTTCTTTTGGAGAAACTTTTATGTTTGATGAACAAAATCCTCAAAAGTTCTATGTCGGTCAACAGATGCCAAAACTTTCAAAAGCTGAAGTGCTTTTCTTTGGCCTTATACAATCTGGTGCAATCAAACTTTCTTCCGTTCCAATGCCAAATCCCGAGAAAGAAGTGTGCTTTGTTGATGAGCGAAATCCCGATGTCATGACGCCTCTCCAGCACGACCTTGAGCTTCTTTCTAGTTTGTATGAACAGTGCCGACGTTTTGCTGCTCGGCATGAAAAGCACGGAGGCGCTTGATTTCTTTCTCGTACGACTCCAGTTCTGTGAAGATCTTGTTTTTTAGTTCACCAAGGTCGCATTCGAATCCGCGCTCCCTCAATTGCCCCACGTAGGCTTCGAGCATGCGCGGTAAGCGACTTTCTCGGTCAAGCGTCGAAAGCATTAGGTATCTGTACTCGTCAATCATCTTGGACTCCTACATCTCTGCGACACGTGCCGCAAACCATGCGCTTGCGTACTCGGGCTTTGCTGTGGTCATAGACCGCAGGGTATCTAAGACGATTTGGTGCGGTCTGTCCGGTGTCATCGCATCAATTCTTGCGCGAAGTGCTGCGAGGTCTTCGCTCGTCTCGCACTTACTGCCGCAGACGCAGATGTCGCGGTAGTCTTTGTAGGCCGCTTTGATTTCGGGCGGGGTTTTTACTGTTCTTCTCATTTCGGACTCCTGTTGTCTTTTTGTTGACGTAAAGGACAATACACCGTGTCAACACAAATTGCCAACGTGCGTTGTGAAAAAGTAGTTCAAATTTGATTTATGTCAACAGGACGTAAATAAAAAGCCCGAGCAAGTCGGGCTTGGTGAGGGGTAAAACAGGTCTAGCGAACGCGGACAATCCAGCCTTCTACACGTGCGACAACTTTGCTTACTTCAGTAGCGGTGTTGCCGAAAGCCGGGTTTGTAGGTGTTATATACATGTGTCCGCGGACGATTGACAGCTTGCCAAAAGCAAGATTATCGTTGCCTGTCAGTCCGTCTTTTATGATGCCTACGGCGGCTGCTTCAGACGTTGAGGGAATGCTAGGATTTTCTTCTACTGACAAAAGAACGATGCTGCCTCTGGGCACAATTGGGGCGAGTTCGTCGGTTGGCATAACGAGACGAAGGCAGTCGTTTTCGTCCGGATCGATTTCAAGATTCTTTTTTAATTTCAGATACTTATCAAGGATAAGGTTGTAGTTAAAAAGATCGTCGACACTAATGTCTTCGTGCTTTGACTTGGCAATTTCCGGCGTGAGATTTTCGCCTTCTTTGAGCATTGTCCCTCGACCGGTTCTCAGCCAAATAGCATCAATACCAAATGTCGCCGCAATTTTTTCTGTCATCTCGTAGCTCGGGTTGTTTCGCCCTGCTAGCCAAAACGCGACGCTTTGGCGTGAGAGACCAACTTTCTTTGCGAACTGGCTCGCGTTGATTCCTAGGAATCGCATTAACTCATTGAGTCTTTCTTTCATTAATACCTCCGATACGAATTGTAAACAATGATTGGAAATTTCTCCTTTACGTTTTGTTGACAAATTTAATGTGGCGTGATACATTTGCCAAACATTACGACAAATGAGAGTTGCCCAATGTCTACAACAAAAGTGGATTTCATTTGCGAGTCAGCAGGACTTACATACTCCGAACTCGCACGAAAGCTCAATGTGAGCCGTAGCGCGATTACTCAGTGGAAACGGCGTGGCTCGATCCCTCCGGCGCCTGCTCGAAGGATTTCCAAAATCACAGGAATCCCGCCTTACCTGATTAACGAAATTTTCCCGAAGCCGTTTGAGCCGGAAGGAAAGGTTTGATATGTACTTTTACAAGTTTCATATCGGCGATTTTGCAATGTGGACAGCCGGCTTCGATTCCGAATCGGTTGGCATTTTTATCAAACTGCTAAACCGATACATGCTCACAGAAAACCCAATTAAAACCGACTGGGTTTTTTTGGGTTTCCAAAATTCCGAACAAGAAAAGGCAAAAGCAATCCTTTCTTCGTGCTGGGAAGAAACTCCCGACGGATGGGTTTTTACTCCGGTTTTGGAAATTGTCAAGCATTATCAATCGTCTTCGGCAAAAAACCGTGAAAACGGGAAAAAGGGCGGTCGTCCGAGAAAAGCGAACAGTAACCCAGAAGAAACCCAAACAAAACCGAGTGGGTTTTCTGAAGAAACCCAAACAAAACCCAACACGAAACCCAACTCAGTTAACTCAATAAACTCAGTTAACTCAGTAAATAAAGATATAGATACGCATCCATCGCCTTCGGCTCGGACAGCGTCTGTCTCTTCGAAGCGTCTTCCTTCGATTCAAAAACCCGAAGGTGTTGAGGATGAGGATTGGCAAGCATACCTCCGGCTTCGAAAGCAGAAGCGTCTTCCGCTGACGCAACGAGCCTTGAACGCAATGCTCGACGAGGCCGAGAAAGTTTCCATGACTCCACAGCAGATGATCGTTTGTTGTCTCGAACACTCGTGGGCCTCTTTCCGCGCCGATTGGTACGAGAAGGAGCAGAGCGAGAAGCCATTCGACATCGACGAGTACATCCGCAAAAACGCAGCGTCTTTTGACGACTACGTACCCCCAGAATCCGAAGAAGGAGAATCCTGATGAGACAGGACACAATCAAGAATCTTTCCGAAGCGCTACGAGATCTTGCTGACGTCTTCGGAGTCAAGCAGCCGTCCGAAAGGGCACTGCGCATCTGGCAGTCGGCTCTTGCAGGAATCGAAGATAGGGCCATCATGAATGCCGTGAACTGCTGGGCGGACCACAACCGCCGTTTCCCTACTCCGGCAGAGTTGCGCAAAAACGCTTTGGCTGAGGAAGCCAACATCCGGGAGCGTGAATCCGAAATCGACCGTGCCGAAAAACAGAGCTACGTGCCGATTACTCGTAACACAGGAAAACTCACACCACATTTCCGCCGGGGCCTGAAGCGCTGCTGGGCATACCAAAAGCTCCAGGCAGCCGCAAAAGATGGTCAGTGGCTTTGGAATCTCATCAATGCCTATGCCGACGGTGCTCAGCTCGAACCGATTCAAATCCGACACATCGAAAAGGCATTAGGGCATGAAATATCGGAGCACGATCTAGCAACGGCACGTCAGCACGTGGACCGTCTTCCTTTCAAGCCTTTCGCGTCCTTCCTGCGCGAGGAAGTCGAAAAGTCCGGGGAAACGCCGACGCCTGCCGAGGAAGCCATCCTTTCCCAGAATACGACAATCGACCAAAAGTTTTCCCGGTTTATTCCGGTGGAGGTGTAGATGAGCCAAACAACGATTGACTTGATCCAGAGCTTCGCAATCCTGTGCATCGCGTTCGCCTGCATTGCAAATGCTTTGTGTCTTCCGAGATTAAAGGACTATGACGAGCGCTTCAGCATTGTGTACTGGGTGCTCCGGATAAAAGCCCATTTCCAGCGCAGTTCAAGCACCGGCTTTGGCCAGTCTTCTGAGACAGGAAAACAGGCGAAGGAAAAGGATTTGTCGTGCTCGCCGGAAGATGTCTCGAAAACGTCCGATAGCCAGCCTACCGCGCAGGATTTTTAACAACAAAGGAGAAATGTAATGACTGATGTTCGAATCGTATTGATGGAAGTTCAAAAGGAGTACGCGGAACTCGCACTCAAAACCGAAAAACTCCGGCAGTTCCTCGTTGCGTACGACGGAGCGGTAAAGGCTACAAAGCGCTCGGCTAAGTCGCTTTCCAAGGACGGCTGGCGCTTTAACGGCGTGACACTGTCGCATCGCTGCATCCTCGTCCAGCAGTACGGAGCAATGAAGATGTACAAAGAGTCCCTAGAGGCTCGTCTTTTGTCCATGTCCAAAGAAATCAATGCCCGTGCCAAGAAAAAGGCCAAGAAATGACCACGAAAGAGATGCTCGAACGGGCCAAAGAAGCCTTCCGACAGGGACAAGCCGACGTTAAGCGCCGCGTTCTTCTTGTGGAAGGCATTCGTCCGTACGCGAAGAACAAGGACCTCGCAATGGCGTACCGGCAGGGCTACGCCAAGACTGTGAAAGAAATCGCAGACGAAGCGCGGCAAGAAAAGCGAAAAGGGGGCAGATATGAATTTAAAGGGGAAAAGGCATGAGAGACACGGTGGATTGGCAGCAGACAGATTGGCGCGTTGAGCGCATGGCTCGGCAGTACGGACTCGATCATCAGCTCAGAAAATTGCAGGAGGAACTCGCTGAACTCTCAGAGGCAATCGCCGTGCATCTGAGATCGCCGACACCGGTTAGTCGCAAAGAAATCATCGGAGAGGCGGCGGACGTGCACTTTCTTTTACGACAAATCGGGTTTCTTCTCAACGTGGATAGTGCAGGTATCGACGAAATTGTTGACTACAAGTATCGTCGACAACTGATGAGGGAGGGGCTGTACGAATGACGCAAATCATCCCTATGGCGCTGGTCCTTTCTTGGCCTCCGGCGCAGCTCACGCCAAACTCGCGCTGCCACTGGGCGCAGAAGGCTCGAGTCGCCAAGAGGGCCAGGGGTGAGGCATACGTCCTCGCTCGTGCCTACTTATCCGAAAACCACATCATATTTAATCCGAAGGCTGTTGAAAAAATCTCAATCGAGTACACCTTCACGCCTCCGGACCGCCGCGCTCGGGATGATGACAACCTCATCGCTGCTATGAAGCCGTTTCGTGACGGAATTGCCCAGGCATTGGGCGTGGACGACAACTGCTTTCGCACGCAAGAGGCTGCGTTCGCATCGGTTCCTAGGCGACCTGCCTTTGTGTGTGCCCATATTCGCATAGAGGTCCGCGATGATTGATGCGATTGATCATGGTCTTTTGCCGCTGGAGGCGCAACTGATTCTCAAAAAGGCGCACAGAGAAGCGTCAGACTTTCCTGGAGATTTCGGGAGAGCCGTTGTTATCGAGAGAGCAATTGAGAGGGTAAAGCGTGACTTCCCGCATTTTTTTCGACAGAAAGGTGATTGCAGTCTCAGACTCCGGACACGCAATCGGTGAGGATCATCCGCTTGCGCGCTACACGGACGCCGACGTAAAGGCCGTGCTCATGCTACGGGAGGCAGGTTTTTCTCTTCGTGCTATCGCGGCAAAAATGGATATGCCGGTCAGGACCGTTCGCGGGTACATCTCGCAAAGAACCAGAAACTGCTCGGTCGCGGATTTCCGAGTGAGGAAGAAATGACAGAAAAGAAACTCACAGTAAAGCAGAAAAAGTTTGTTAAGGCAATCGCATCGGGAAAGTCTGCAACAGAGGCCGCAATCAAGGCCGGATACTCAAAAAGGTCCGCAAAAGTTACGGCCTGTCGTGCGCTAACGAAAACTAACATCGTAAAGGCTGTCGAGAAAGAGGTTGATTCTGCTGCAAAAAAAGCAGGCGTTTCTCCAGAGTGGGTTTACAAAAGCCTGAAGCATCTTCACGATTTCAACTCGCAGGTCGTGAGCAAAGACGATGGCGATGAGATGATCAATGCGCCGGTTGCCCTGGACGCAACAAAGTCCATCGGCAAATTCCTTTGTATGGGCGAGAAAGTTGATGACGCGAAGGATGAAACGCTCAAGATTCTGGCAGAAACCTTGCGGGAAAAGCTGAGCCATGAGTAGAAAGGGCGTAGCAACCGCTGCCACTTTCAGGGCCGTCACAAAAGGGCGTGCTAAGGCAGGATTCAATCTGGACACGCCTGCCGGCATACAGGATGCGCTGACTACGCTTGCGGTAAGGTGCTCAAAAGACCCGCTGCGCTTCGTGCAGCTCGCTTTCCCGTGGGGCAAGGGCACGCTTGAAAAGTACACCGGACCTGACACGTGGCAGACCGAGATTCTCACGGCGATGCGCGACAGGCTTCAATCCGGACACGAACGCGAGGAGGTTTATCAAGACGCAACAGCTGCAGGTCATGGTTGCGGAAAAGCACTTGATATTAAACAAGAAGTTGATACTCCAGACGGCTTGCGTGTTTGGGGCGACCTGAAGGTTGGTGACAGACTTTGGGGGCCGGATGGTAAGCCTACGACCATTGTCGCCATTCCGTACCGTGGCGTGCGTCCGTGCTACCGCGTCACCTTCGACGACGGGGCGAGCACGATTGCCAGCCAGGAGCATCTTTGGACTGTCTATGACTATCAAGGACTCCCGTACACCTTTGAGACAAGACAAATCGCCCAGCTAGGATGTAAGAAGCCTGTGCGTTTCGGAGCGGCTACTTTTTACTATCCGATGTGGAAACTTCCTGAAGCAATAAACCCATACACTAAAAAGAGCATTAATCGGAGCATCGATTCCGTGGAGCCTATCGGGGAACGTGACACGATGTGCGTCACGGTGGACAGGGAAGACGGGCTGTTTCTTGCCAATGATTTCATCGTGACACACAATTCGGGCCTTGTAGCCTGGCTCGTCCTTTGGGCTTTGTGCACCTACCCGGATACGCGCGGTGTGGTGACTGCCAACACGGAAACGCAGCTGCGCACTAAAACCTTTGCCGAAGTGGCCAAGTGGTACAACGTGTGCCTGTTCAAGGATTGGTTCACGTGCTCGGCCATGAGCATTTACTCAAAGCAGCCAGGGCATGATAAGACATGGCGTATTGACGCGATTCCGTGGTCCGAGACGAATCCGGAAGCTTTTGCGGGCTTACACAATGCAGGCGCCAGGACGCTCGTGATTTTTGATGAGGCATCTGCCATTTCGAACGTCATCTGGGAAGTCACTGAAGGCGCCCTGACCGACAAGGACACAGAGAAGTTTTGGCTTTGCTTCGGCAACCCAACACGCAATACCGGGCGATTCTTTGACTGCTTCAACCGTTTTCGGCATCGCTGGGTGCATCGGCACATTGATACGCGAAACGCCGTGATGTCTGACAAGACTCAGATTCAGAAGTGGATTGACGATTACGGAGAGGACAGCGATTTTGTGAAGGTCCGCGTGCGTGGCGTATTTCCGTCCTCTTCGAACATGCAATTCATCAGCCGAGACGTTGTGGACACAGCAGCACAGCGCGAATCAGAACCTCAGTCAATTATTGACACGGTTTGCATTCTCGGCGTGGACGTGGCCAGGTTCGGTGACGATAGGTCCGTCATTTTCTGTCGGGTAGGAATGGATGCGCGTTCATGGAAACACAGAGAGTATCGAGGATTGGACGGCTGGCAACTCGGAGCGAAGGTCGCAGAGTTTTACAACGATCTCGTGAGCGCCGGAGCAAGGCGCGTTATTATTAACATCGATGCAGGAGGCGTTGGCTCAAGCCCGCTGGATTGGCTGCGCAAAAACGGCTACGAAGTCAACGGAATCAACTTTGGTGAGTCCCCGTCGCGCAAGGACCTATATGCCAACAAGCGTGCCGAAATGTGGGCTCGTGGTCGTGAGTGGCTCAAAGCGGGCGGACAGATTGAAAACTCGGACGACCTGATAACGGACCTGACAGGCGTTGAATTTGACTACACGCCCAAGAACCTTCTGCTCCTCGAAAAGAAAGAAGACATGAAAAAGCGCGGTCTGTCGTCGCCTGACTTGGCCGATGCACTGATGCTCACCCTCGCAATTCCGATGAATGAGTATCTCGCAGACATCCAGCCGGTCACACCGTATCGAAACAATCGCCGCGCCGAAACACGAGATCCGTATGCGTAGGGTGTGCGCATATCAGCCGGTTCGCACTTGACAATTCGAATTGCGTTGGGGAGAGAGAATGTTCGAGACACGTGAAATTTCGTACATAGTTGAGTCAGAGAGCCCAGGGTTTCAAGAAACTGTCGCCGAATATCAGGCTGAAACGCAGAATCCAGGCATTGGTAGCCCCGAGATTCAGTATGAGCGCTACATGGAATTGAATGCTACCGGCTCGCTCAAGTGCGTCGGCGCTTTCGAGGCAGAAGAGCTTGTCGGGCTTGCACACGTCACTTTTGCTCGTAGCCAGCACTACCCGTTTCCGATTGCATCTATCGAATCGTTTTACCTACGCAAGTCCTTCCGAAAAGGCATGAATGGCCTCAAATTTCTGCGAGCAGTTAAGAAAATGGTTAAGGCATCTGGCGCGCCCGGGCTTGTCTTTATGGCGCCGCCCGGTAGTGACTACGACAAGCTGTGTGAAAGGCTGGGAATGCTACACACGCATAACGCATGGTGGTGCAAGTCATGAAGAAAGACCTTACCGCTCCGATGACGGCATCCGTTGCCCAAAACGAGAAACTTGAATCGTTCACAAGATTGCTTGAAGACGTAGCTAAAACGCATCCGGAAGCGGTCGTAGACATTCCGACCGAGCACCACATTCACGCTGGATGTTACTCACGTACGATTTTTGTGAAGGCCGGAACGTGGGTTGCGGGTTTGCAGATTCAAGTGGCCACACAGTTAGTTTTCTGCGGAAAAGGACAATTCTCTGATGGTAAGAACGTTAAGGAATTGGACGGCTACGTTGTGATGGAAGGCGCGCCTAAGCGCCGCGCTGCTTTTCATGCAGAGAAAGACACGTACATGACGATGTTTTATGCATCAAAGAAACGAACGGTTGCCGGCGCGGAAAAGGAGTTTTGTGCCGAGCCGGAAAGGCTTTTTACTAATCGGAAGGAGAAACTTCTATGTCAGGAGTTGCATTAGGAATTTCGGCGGCTGCTGCCGTTATCGGAGCAGGCGTTTCTGCATACCAGAACGACCGTCGTATGCATCAGCAAAAGATTGCGAATCAGAAAGCAGAGGCTCGGGCTAAAGAAACAGCAGAGCGCTCGGCACAGGAAACCCGTCGCCAAAACGGGCGCGAGGCGGATATTTCGTCGTTGCTCGAACAGAACAGCAACCAGGGTCTTTCGGGAGGTTCTACTCTGCTTAACGGAGCCCAGGGTGTGGATAAGTCCAAGCTGAGTTTAGGCGGCGGTTCGACTTTGGGCTAAATCGTTTCAATTTTTTGGATTTCTCATCATGGAAGGGAAGGATTTACGAGACCACATCTTGCGCCGCTGGGGAGCGCTCAAGGTTGAGCGTGAGCCGTTTGTGGCGCAATGGTCGGAGATTTCACGACACATTACACCGGCGTCGGGGCGGTTCTTCCCACAGACCCAGAAGAACAACGCACGCGATCGCTGGAACAAGATTTACGACAATGCGGCAACGTATGCGTCGAGCATCTTATCCTCGGGCCTACAATCGGGCATGAACGACCCTGCGACGCAGTGGTTTGACCTGACGACAGGCTCGCCTGAACTCGATGAGTCGCACGGCGTGAAGGTTTATCTTGACCGAGTGCGCCGCATCCTTGAGATGGCTTTCGAGCGCACGAATACGTATCAGTCGTTGCATCACGGTTGGCGAGAGGTCGGAGTCTATGGCGTATGCGCCATGCTCGTGATTGAAGATGCGGTCAATGGTTTCCACTGCTATCCGCTTGTGTGTGGCGAATACTGCCTCGGAACCGATGCGCAGAACCGCCCGAACACGCTGTACCGTCGATTTAGCATGACGGCTGAGCAGATGCTCATGCAGTACGGGCGTGCAAAAGTTTCACGTGCAGTGGTTGAGGCATACGACAACGGACAGCGCGACAAGAACTACAAGTGCATTCACGCCATCGAGCCGCGTGAGATTCGTGACCGTACCAAGAAAGACAACCGAAACATGCCGTATCGGTCCGTTGTCCTTCAGATTGATACGGACGAGGGCAAGGATGGCATTCTTGAGGAATCAGGTTACAACGAATTCCCGGCTGTTGTCGGACGCTGGGGGGCGAACGCATCGGACGTGTACTCGGAAGAGTGCCCCGGCATTGTTGCCATTGGCGACACGAAACAGCTCCAGCACGAAAACCTGCAGAAGGGCAACGCGATTGACTACGCCGTGGACCCTCCTTTGATTCTCCCGACGTCAGCTCAGCATCAGGCGCTTGATTTCCTGCCTGGCGGACGGAACTTTATCGACATGCCGACGGCGAACAACGTTGTGCAGTCTGCGTGGAATGTGCGCCCTGACGTGCAAGCTTTAATGGCTGATATGCAGGAAATTAAGCAGCGAATCTTCCAAGCATTCTACGTTGACATGTTCCTGATGATCAGTCAGGCGAACAAGCATCAGATGACAGCCGAGGAAGTCGCGCGTCGCAATGAAGAAAAGTTAATGCTTTTAGGGCCTGTTCTGTCCAGATTCAACAACGAAGTGCTGAAATGCCTGATTGAGCGTGCGTTCAACATCCTCTCCCGCGCCGGTCAGATGCCTCCGCCTCCGCAAGAATTAGCAGGACAGACCCTCCAGGTTCGCTACATGTCGATGCTCTCTCGCGCCCAGCATTCGCTTCGTGCGAACAGTCTGGACCAATTCCTACAACGCATTGGACAGATCGCGCAATTTAAGCCCGAAGTTCTTTCTAAACTCGACCCGTTTGAGGCGGTTGACGAGTACGCGGACTACTACTCTGTCGCGCCTTCAATCATCGTGCCGACGGACCAAGCCAAGGCAGAGATTGAGAAACAGCAGCAGGCCCAGCAACAGCAGGCCATGGCACAACAGCAAGCGCAGGCTGCGGACAATCTATCCAAGCTCGGACGTGTGCCGGCTGACGATTCGAACATGGCGGGTGCATTAGTGAAGGGGATGGCTCAACAGGCAGGAGTGGCGTAAATATGGCAGGTGACAGCACTTTGACTCCGGCGGGCGCGGGGTACATTAGCCTTGCGTCCACAGCGGTTTCGGGACTCGTTTCGGCTTTCGGCTCCATTGGGGCAACTCGCTATTCAAATGCGATTGCTCAGAGTCAAGCGAACATCGCTCGCTTGAATGCTCAGATGATGGAACAGCAAGCGCAGGCAGTGTTTCGGTCCGCCGAAAAGGACATTGTCCGGAAAACCATGGCCGCAGGTCAGGTCAAGGGCAAACAGCGTGCGACTTTGGCCGCGAACGGCATTGCCGTCGGCACGGGTTCGGCAGCCGAAATTCAAGCATCTACTGACCTCATTAAAGAAATGGACACAATCACGATGCGCCAGAACGCGACGCGCCAGGCGTGGGGCTATCGCATGAAAGCAGCTGGATACGAGGGCGAGGCTTACATGGCGCAGGCCAACAAGCAAAGTGTTTGGGGAAATTTCGGCGCAAGTGTTCTGGGAGCCGCTTCGCAGGTTGCCAATCAGTATCTGGGCTACACAGCCCTGGGCGTCTTCGGTGACGGTACGCAGAAAGCCGCGCCGATTGAATACAAAAATGTGAAACTCAATGGGGTTTTAGGCGGAGGTAAGTAAATGCCGATTGTTCCGATGTTTCAGGGCGGTGTAGCAACCGAACGCGACAATGCACAAACCGGAATGGGTTCTTCGGAAATCCGCATCAGCCGTCCTACCTACGACTACGAAAAGAACTATCAAGAGGCAATCAAGCCGATTGTTGAGTTTGGTAAAACCGCAAGCAAGGCAGCTGAAATCATCGCGAATCGCAACGTGAAGGCAGAGGCGGACGAAGCCGAACTCAAGTATTTGGATATTGAGCGCCGAATTCTTTACGGTCAGGGCGGCAGCGAGCAGGGTCCCGCAGGTGGAACAGTCGATGACGGAAGCTACAAAGACGTTCCGAACAATGCCGCGCCGGTGCCCGATAACTCAGCAGCACAGCTAAGCGAACAAGAAACAAACGACGACGGCATCTATCGACAGATTCCGAATGGTTTTTTTGCAACCCAGGGTAAAAACTCGGTTGATACCTATAACGGCTCAATTGAAGTCCTAAAGAAAGAATCTCAAAAGCTTCTTGATGGCCTGTCTCCATGGGCGCGTGAATCTCTTCAGTCGCGCATCAATGATCGTTTGGCCTCAGCTCAAACTCGTATGCTTCAGTGGCGAAACAATCAAGAACAGGCATGGCACCTTTCTTCGTCCGAGGCGCGCATTCAAGGGCTTATCAGAAGCGCGGCCGACAATCCGACAAGCCGTGACTATTTGGCCAAGACTAAGGCAAGCATCGATGCGGAAGTGGATTACATCGCATCTTTGCGTGGATACGATGCCAAGCAGACTTCGGCACTTAAATCACAGTATCACGACCTTGCGGAAGCGAGTCGCTACACAACATGGGCACAAGACAACCCTGTTGGAGCCTTGTCCGACTTCCAAACGAATCAGAAAAGCATCTCGCCTGAGATTCGCTCCAAACTAAGCAGCGAGCTTTTTAGAACTGCCGCCCCACAGCTTGGGCTTGCGCTCTCGGATAAGTACGGCGATTCAATTCTGGACAAGAAAGACTTTATCCGGGAAATGACCAAGCCCGGCGCTCGGACAGGAATTCCTGTTATTGACGGGCTTACCACTGTTCAGCGCATTTCTCTTTGGCAATCGGCTCATGCCTATGCGTCCCAGAAGCGAACATCGGCCCAGAACGAGCTCGGTGTTGCAACCAAGGATGCCCTCTCTGAGATTGCGACCTACGGTTATCTGAAAAACGGCGGTCCCTCTAAGGAGCAGTTTGTTGCCGCCTATGGCGAGGCCAAGGGTACCGAACTCTTTGAAAGCTACGAACGCAGTGCAGAAACGACCAAGGCCGTGCACGACTACGCAGGAATGACGGATGAGGAAATTGCATCAGACGTCGCAAGTGCTAAGCCTGTACCCGGAGCAAGTGACTTCGCAGAACGAAAGAAACTCTACGATGCGCGCTTGAGTGCTTACAACCAGCTTGCCAAAAAGCGCAGAGAGGATCCCGTAGCGTTTGCCGTGATGGGCGGTCAGTACGGCTACGAACCGCTTGACTTCGGTAACACAGGCAAGCTCGTTTCTCAGCTGCAGAACCGTGTTGAGAAAGCCAACGAGGTCAGTAAGGCCTGGGGCGCGAATCAACGCTTGTTCTCCAAAACGGAACTTGACGGCCTTGTGAAGGTTTTGGATTCATCGACGATCGACCAGCGCGTTGGTCTGCTCACGACGATTGCCGAAGCTATCGGTAGTGATGGACTGCGTATTGTCTCAGACCAAATGACAAAAAGCAGCGAGGTTTACGCCATCGCAATGGCCGGGATGGATATGACTCCTGGGGAGATTGCTCCGGGCGAAATGTATCTGCGCGGGTTAGATGCGATTGACACAGGTCGAGTGAAGATTGACACGGCCAAGGTCGAAGGCACAGATGCATCTATCGCGAACACAATTGGCGACGAACCAGAAGACGGCATTAAGGGCGTATTTGATTCTCCGGACGCAGCCGAAATGACGCGCAAGATGGCCAAGGGTGTTTGGGCTTACCAGAGTCTTGCCGGGGTATCGCATGACCCCGCAGCTGCTGTTAAGACAGCCCTCGGCGGCGAGGTCTTTTCCTACAACCATCGCAAGATTGTGCTCCCTCGGGGCGTTGAGGGCTCAACAATCTTCGGTGATGATTTCAGCACACTTCTGAACAAGAAGGCGTATCAGATTCGCTCGAACGGCACTGCCTACATGTGGGGCGGAATGACGATGACGCGCGACCAGATGGCCAACGCCTTACACGATTTTGACCTCAAAACCGAGAAGGTTAATCCTGACGGCTCTGTCCTTTATAGCGTTCAATCTTCAGGCGTTCCTGTCTACACAGACAAAGGCAAGCTTTTTACTTTTACCCTCAGCGCACCTTCCAAAGAAGAGAAGTAATTTCTAGGGGATAGTCTATGTTTCTTGAGCAGGTTTTTAATCCGTTAGAAAACCGTCCGACTCCCTCGAAAGAGGAGATTGATACCTCGTTTGACAATTTCTACGGTAAGGGCGAGCGTCCGTTGGCGTTGCCTGATGACATGTCAGGACAGTACAACACACAGCTTTCTCCGGATGAAGAATCTGCCTATCAGGCGTGGGCAAAAGGACAGGGGCGAGAAAAGGACGTTTTTAATTACGACCTGCGCGGCGCATGGAAAGAACTCCAATCGGGAACGATGAGCGAAGACGAACGCGGGCATTTAGGTGATAAGTACAAAAAGCCGAATCACCCGACGTTTAGCACCGAATCCATTTACAACGGCAAAGACGGCTATCAGGGCGGAGTTTGGAGCAGAAACGGAAACGTTGATGTCTATACGCCTCAGCACAAATTGACGCCGGAGCAGGCCAAACGCTTAAAGCTTTATTTCGCGCAGAATGAAGAAGGCGTGGCTCTTAACCTGAAAGACAAGGTTTACGACAATCCAACAATTCAATTGGCCCCGAAGTCCGTCGGTGCATTCGACGGGCTTGCGAAGGGAATTCTGTATCCGATTCCTAACGCCTTGGTCCGGATGGGTTCTGGTGCTCTCATGGTGGCGTCAAAAGCGATGCCGTGGGTGCGTGATGACTTCTTAAAACAGATGGAGCAGGCATCTCTCGATTTGGACAAGTGGAATCGTGCGAATTTTGGCGCGAATCCGGAAACTATGGGCAAGGCAACGCAGGTTATTCATGGCCTCGTAGGGATGCTTGCCGAATTGGGAGTGCTCACGACGGGAGTAGGCGGAGCGGCAGGCCTCGCGATTAAAGGAGTCGGCGCAGCAGAGAAACTTCGCAAGACGTCCATTGCCGTCGGCTCAGCCTTGTTCGGTACTGATATAGGAATTTCGGAGCGTAATCGTCTTGTGGCCGAAGGGGTGGATGAGGATACGGCATTTAAAGCAGGCGCTGTTTCTGGCCTTCTCAACACAATTGGCGCAGCAATTCCTCCGTTCTTAGGCAGCAGCCGTACTTGGTCAGCCTTGTACGGTGCCGGCAGTAACGTAGCCTTGAACTATGCCGAGCTCTCAACCATTTCCTACGTTCTGGATCATCAGGATTACACGGAGCTTGCCAAGCAGTATGAGCTGAACATGGTCGATATGCTTGTCTCAGCAGGCGTGGGCGCATTTATGGGAACCGTCTTTTGGCGTAATCCGGTTGATGTTAAGTACGACCGAGCATACCAACGTGTTTACGAGCGCTACAAGTTAGACTTGGAAGCCGGTGGGAAATTCTCTCAAGAAAAGATTGATTCAGAAGCGAAAATCAATGCGGCCTCGGTGGTTTCGTATGCTCGAATGATCCATATCGCACCGGACCAAGTTGATGACCTGGCTGCGAAAATCGTCTGGACTGACGACAGAAAGGCGTTCTCGGTGCCAGAAGAATACGCCATGCCGATTACGCAGGGCAGTGAGTGGCATATGGGGCCGTCTCCGAAGCGAAATGCAGAAGAGCAGATACCTGTCTTGAAAATTACAGAAGCTCCGCTTGGAAGAAAAGATGCGATTGCTTATACGACGGCCATTCTAAAGGACGGCGTGAAAAACAAAGACAGCGGATTTGTTCTCACTGCCTCCCGCAGCGATATGAAGAAGGCTGCAGGCGAAAGAGGAGGATTGAAAGAAAGAGTATTCACCTCGGTGGCTAAAAATATCGACAAAATAGCCGAAAACTCTGTCTTAGTTGAGAGTCACGTAGATGTTAAACATCGGAATCCTAATGTTCAAGGGGTACATATTTTTGCTATGCCTGTTGAATTTGATGGTTCCTTCTGGCGAGTTCAATTGTTGGTGAAGGATGTTATTGAGCCTGGGAATGAAAAAACAGCAGTTCACACGATTGACGGAATCGAAATCCATAAAATGGAAAACCCGCCCGTTGGGATAACCCAATCGGAGGGCGGGGTTTCTTACGTCGCTGGGGTCGCGGCCGCGGACAACCGACAAGTCCACAATGTCACCGATAATGTTCCCAACGACCGTACTGTTAGTTTATCCCAATTACTTGGCGGTGACAAGCCCTACATTCGCCAAGACGGAAAAGGATTCTTTGATTCGGTGGACGACGCTTCCCGCGCGGAAGGGGGTGTGTACTATGAGCCGCGTGAATACAACCAAATCATTGGCGAATATGGGGTCAGCGTCATGGATCAAGCTGACGAGAATTGGTCGCGCACAAACAACAGAAATGTCGCGTTGCAGATGGAATATTCTGGAAAAACGCCAAAAGAAATTCGTTTGGCAACCGGATGGGAACGCGGAGCCGACGGCAAATGGCGTTATGAAATTCCAGACATCAAGATTCGAGAAGACGGCTTCCGAATGTTACGTGATCGCGAGAAGGCAATCCGTGACAAGAAAGATGATTGGGCGTATTCGGACGAGGGCATAAATGCCTCGATTGAGGAGGGTAAAAGCCACGAAGCGGCCATAGATAGCGCACACGAGAGCGACGTATTGACTACAACGCTCGATAAGCTTGTCGATGCTCCGGATCTCTTCAAGGCATATCCTCAATTGCGAAAGATGACAGTCGAGTTCGGCAAACTGCCAAAAGGAACCGGTGGTTATCTTTCGCTCGGAACAATGACAATGCGTCTTGGCCTTGATGCCGGAGTCTTTGCCAATTCGACTCGCTCGACTCTTATTCACGAAATTCAGCACGCCGTTCAGGAAATTGAGGGGTTCGCGCGCGGAGCTGACCCTAAGCGCATGCCTGGCAAGGGCGACGCTCTTTTCATTGACATGCAGCGGTTGCGGGAATTGCGAGGAAGTTCTGATTGGCGAGAGTATCAGGAAGCCGCAGATGAGATGCTGCGCCAGAGTGAAGCAGAAACAATGGATGACGCAGCGTGGAAACGTGCGACTTCCCGATTCGATGCAGCTGAAAAACTGCCCGGTGTTCAAGAGGTGCGGGCCGAAGAAAAACGTCTGACGGACAAGTGGGGTGATTCGCCGGATGTTTTACAGGCAATTAATAACGCAGCGGACATCACAGATCCTGTTTTCGCCAGAATAACTGAAAGCAATCCGTATTATCGGTATCAGTCTTATGCGCGTGTTGCCGGCGAGGTTGAAGCTCGAAATGCTCAGACAAGAAAGGATATGACGCCCGAGGAGCGTGCAGAAATATTATTGCTGGACACTGAAGGCGTTCCTCGAAATGAACAGATTATCATCAGCCGTGAATACCTGCAGAAAGGGCAAGAGGGCATTCGTGGCGCATTCAATCCGTCTACAAATACGATTCGCCTGACTCCGAACGCGAATCTATCAACGTTCTCGCACGAGCATGCGCACTGGTATCTGACGAACACATTGGCGCTCGGCGGTAAGAAGGGGGCGCCGCTTGAGTTGCAGTCTCAAATCAATGCGATTCTTCATGCGTTCGGGATCAAGAGCATTAATGATTGGAATGCGCTCGGCTTTGAAGGCCAGCGTAAGTATCAAGAGCAGTTTGCCGCATGGACTGAAATCTATCTGACGCAGGGAAAATCACCGGTCAAAGGCCTTGAAGGCGTTTTCGCTAAGATGGCCGAATGGCTCATCGGCATGTATAAGGCCGCGCTCGGAAAGGACGCAGGTCCTGATGCGGCTGTTAGAGAAGTGAGCGACCGCTATCAAGCGCAATTTGGCGAGAAACTTCCTGAACTCTCTCCGGAAGTGCGCAAGGTTCTTGACACGATGTACGGAGCTCAGCAAAAGCGCAGCGCTTTCAAGTCGAGCAAAGCTCAAGCAATGGCCGGTCGACTTGTTCAGGCCCAGCGCGTGAATCAAACTAAGGTCAGCGCTCCGATTAGCGATCCACACGGACCTACGGCAGGCAATGTCGGTCAGGCTGCGCAGGGAAAGGCAGTTTCTGACCTGAACAACGGGCGCAAGGTGGATGTTTCCGAACAGGTTGGCGATACGGAAGCGAATGTGCCGGTTGTGGAGGATACGCAAAGCACGTTCGCGCGCGGCGTTTCCATCGGCGACGGAGACAAAAGCCGAGTGGTTGTTCTCCAGAACCGCAACCGTTCGGACCCGAACTCCGTGGCGCAGATGAATTCCATTGCGACCGACCCGCAATATGGGCGCTTGAGCACGTCACGCACAACGCAATCGGGTGCTCCCATTGTGTCTTTTGGCCATCTTCCGGATAAAGCCTATCAGGGCAAGTCCGAGACCATTACGGAATCGAACGGCAACAAGGTGCCTGTCACCTACTATGTTGTTGAGGCTGATGATGTGATGCGCTCCAACAACTACGACGGTACGCCAAATAAGGAATGGAATAACGACAATCCTGATCAGATGCGAGCCATTGCCGGTAACGGGCGTATGGCAGGGCTGTCTGAGGCATACAACCGTGGCACGGCGGAACAGTACAGACAGGACTTGATGGCTGATTCCGAAAATCACGGTGTTTCACCTGAAACAATCAAGGGCATGAAAAAGCCTGTGTTGGTACGCTACATGCCGCCTGACCGAGTTACGACAGGCTTTGTTGAGCGCTCCAATACGTCTGACGTGCTGGTCCGGTCCTCTCTTGAAACGGCTGTGCAAGATTCTCCCAAAGTCCGCAAGAATATCGGCAAGTATGAATTTGATGAGGATGGCGATCCGACGAAAGAGACGCTCGGGCAATTTCTCACGGACGTCGGCGAAGTCTCTGAGATGGGGAACCTTATTGATTCGAACGGGAATCCGACAACGGCTGCGAGGGCCCGAATTAAGGCTGCTGTGTTCTATGAAGCATACCGAGACAAACGCCTGACGGAGCTTGTTGCGGATTCTGAAGATAAACATGGGATTAAGCGAATTTTGAGCGCCATGAGCGCCTTCGCTCCCCATGTGATTCAGATTCGTGAAACAAGCGGTGGCGCGATTGATTTGGCGCCGATTATCACTGACGCAACGCATCGCATCTTACAGGCCCGAATCAACGGAGAGGGCGTGGACTTTACTGCCCAGGGCGATATGTTCTCTTCAAATCCGGCTACGGAAATGATGACGAACTTCCTGAGCCAAAACCGCAATTCGGCAGCGGCAATGCTCCGTGTGTTGCGTCCGTTTGCCGAGCAGGTTGAGAATGCTCTTCAGGCTGCGGACAGTCCTATGTTTGCAGATTTGGCAGTCAAAACCGACCTTGCGGACGCTATGGCCCTTTTCCGAAAGGCAGAGAATCAAGAGATTCGTAATCGCTCAGGTGACTTGCTCGGGGATGCGGACGGAAAGCTTTTGCCGGAAATAGATGTTGAGGCGATGCGCTCATCGCTGGCCAACACATTAAAGGACGGCAAGAATCTAGTTGATGCAATCTCCGAAGGAGTGGCTGAGACAAACCGCATGGCTACACCCGAAGCGAAAGCTGAGGCTCAGCAGCAACATCTTATTGAGCAGCAGAATGCCCGAGAGGTTTTGTCTGAGAATTCTGAGGCTGTTCGGGCTCGTAATTTTGCGCTCGAAGATCCTAATCGCGAGTTGGTAATGACGGACGAGGCTGGCAACGATATTGTTATTAGTGCGCGAGAAGCCATGGCTCAGGCTGACGAAATCGAAAAGGGACTAAACGACGACACGGCCGGTTTGGGCATGGGCGTGGCTTGCATCATTCGTAATCAAGGAATCAGATAATCATGAGACAAGAATGCGTAGAAGCAATTTCCAAGGCAACCGGAAAACCGTTTACGAGTGAGCAGGGCGATTTGCTCATCGGGCGCTTGAAGGCAAAGATGGCCACCATGAAGCGCTCGGAAGAGTACAGCGGGCGCTGGGAGGCAATGTCTCATGATGAGCGTATTCAGGCAGCAGGTGTCGAGATTGCTAAGGATATGCGTGCTGAGGCTGAAAGACGTAAAGGAAATATATATAAGACGATTCTTTTGCAGGATAAGAATACGCGAGAATTAGCGCGCCTAGCTAAGGACGAGGATATTCACGCCTATGCCGGCGTAGCCAAGGTCTTGCAAAACACGTATGCATACGCTCAGGGCGTCCGAAATGAATTCCTAACGGGCATGTTAGACACAATGTCAGGGATTCGCACCAAGTGGCTCGGCTTTGTTGAGAATAAGCAGGACGTTATTGACTTTGTAAAAGAGGCTTTCGGTGAGGATTCGGGCAATCCGGAAGCGAAGAAAGCGTGGAAGGCATGGGAAAAAACAGCCGAAGCGATGCGACAGCGCGCCGTTCGTGCCGGCGCTGAAATCGGAAAGCTTGACTACGGCTACATTCCTCAGTCACACGATTGGTTGAAAGTGCGCAAAGCTGGTATTGAAGAATGGGTCAATGACGTATTGCCCAAGCTTGATAAATCGCGCTATCTCGATGAATACGGCAATCAGATGTCGGATGCCGATATCGTCAAACAGGTCCTTGAGCCTGCCTGGCGCGACATCGTTACGTCCGGAAACCCCGTAGATAACATCTTTGAGATTAAGAAGCGTGTTGAGAATCATGCTAACGGTCACGCCGAGGGCGGAAGTCGATCATCTGAGCACCGAGTCTTGCACTTTAAGGACGCCGATTCCTTTATGACTTATGAGAATAAGTATGGGCGCGGCTCGCTGACGTCTTCATTGATTGGGCACGTTTCCAAGATGAGCAACGATATTGCCATTATGGAAACTCTCGGACCGCAGCCTGGTGCCACATTCCGCATGATGAAGTCCATTGCCGAGTCCGAGGCTTTGAACGCCAGGATTAGCGAGAACCAGTGGAAACTGCTCACAGGGTATAGCGATGCTATGGGTTTGTCGAGAGTGAGCATTGATGCCATGTATGACACTCTTATTGGTAAGACGTCCTATGCTGCGCCGAACCGAGAGGGTGTTGCTCGCTTTATGAGTGGGTTCCGAAACATAGAAGTTGCCGGAAGACTCGGTAAGGCATTTATTTCCTCCTTGTCGGATATTCCTACATACTTTATTACGACAGGCTTTAACCGCTTGCCATTCTTTCAGTCTGCCGAGTTTTTAGCTAAGGCCTATGGCAAGGATTGGAAGGATTATGCAAATCGCATCGGTTTTATTTCTGATTCAATCGCTGCGGACTTTAGCCGTTGGGCGAATGACAACATTGGGCAGGGCTGGACGTCAAAACTCGCTAACGCCACAATGAAGGTGTCTTTCCTGACGGCTTACACGGATGCCGTGCGACGGGCCTTCAGTTTGAACATGATGGCAGGCCTTGGAAAGATGATTAAGAAGTCTTGGGGCGAATTGGACGAGTTCGATCGTGCGAGACTGACTGACGGCGGAATTACTGAGACAGACTGGAATCTGATGCGACTTGCGGGCACTGAAACTTACAAGGGTATTGAATTTCTTTCGATGGAAAAGATGAAGAGTCTAGGCAAGGTTGAAGGTGTGGATGACTCTGACGTGCTCAATTTGCCGTCCAAAGTAATCGGATTCGTTGTCAAAGAATCAGAAATAGCCTCAATGAACCCTGACCTTGTTACTCGGGCAGAAACCACCCGCGGAACGCAGAAAGGAACAATCGGTGGCGAAGTGGCGCGCAGCCTGTTCCTGTTCAAGAGCTTCCCTCTGGCGATGATGGAAAAGCATTGGCGTCGGGCGATGTTCCTGCAACAGCATGCCGGGAATGCACAAATGGGGCTGTATCTCGCCGAGATGGCTATTTGGACAACAGTCTTCGGTGCTATTTCTCTGCAGGTGCAAAATGCTCTGAACGGCAAGGATTTACAGGACGTCAGCGATTCTCAGTTTTGGCTCGGCGCAATGGCCAAAGGCGGCGGACTCGGCTTTCTGGGTGATTATCTTGCCTACGGTATCGGAGAGGATTCTATGTACGGCGCCATGTCGGGCGCAGCCAACATTCTCGGTCCGGTTGCCGGGTCAATCATCGGAGCATCAGACGTTGCGCTCAGCGCGACTAAGAATGCCATTTACGACAAGAAGACAAAGCCTGGAGCCAAGGCTACACGTTTCCTTCGTCAGCACATGCCGTTTGTGAATACGTGGTACGCTGCAACGGCAATCGACCGCTGGGTAATGGACGATTTACAAGAGATTTTGTCGCCTGGTTACAACCGTGCCAAGATGTCTCGCCAGCGTCGTGGCACAGGACAAGGGTATTGGTGGGAGCCCGGCGAGGCTTTGCCCGAGCGCGGCATCGAAATGGCGGACAAACCGAAGAAATAAGAGAAATTATCCAACTCTCCACTGCCCCCTGTTTTGGGGGCATTTTCGTGTGGACCAGAGCATGGACCACGGTTATTAATAGGAACAAATGCTTTTAAATCAATGGCAATTGTCGGACACCGCTTCCGCCACCAGCCCTGTTTTTTGCCCTGAAACCACCCTGACGCAACCCTGACAGAACATAGACCTTTCTATGGTCCGAAGCCACTTTTGCATTTAAATACAGGCTTAGACGTGACTTTTCCTGTTTACTACCCTGACAGAATTTGAAAATGCACTGCCATTTCGTGTACAGTGCTATGTCACCAATGGATATGGACTTTTATATGGACCTTTTCTGAACGATGAAAAAGTCCATACGCCGACCATGAAAATTACACAGAAAACTCTTGCCGAATTGCCTGAAGGCATTCACCTGATTGAGGAAAACTTTTACATCCGAGTTCGTGGAAATAAGCGGTACTTCTTCTTTGCTTACCGGAAAGACGGACGCAGAAAAGAAATCGGACTCGGCGGCATCAAGCGAACGTCGTTTGCTCTTGCCAGAGAAAAAGCAACGAAGCTCCGGCTGGACCTCATGAGCGGTAAAGAGCCATGCCTGGAAGAAAAGCCTGTTGCGTCCGGACGGACTTTCAACGAGATCTATAAGGAAGCCATTGCGACTACGGATGACGTCAAGCGCTGGAAGAATGAAAAGCATCGGCGTCAATGGTATTCGTCAATTGAGACCTACGCCTGCCCGATTATCGGGAAGAAGAGAATTAATGAAATTAAGCGCGACGATATCATCGCCGTTTTAAAGCCAATTTGGACCACAAAGAACGAAACGGCCGCTCGCGTTCGCTCTCGTTTAGAGCGCATCTTTTCTTACGCAATCTTCAAGGGCGAGTATTCCGGACCGAACCCGGCCGTGTACCGTGACAATCTTGAAATGGTTTTTGCGCCCAAAGCCAAAGTCCGTGCCGTTAAGCACATGGAGGCTTTGACGCTACAAGAGGCTCAGCGATACGTTGCCTATGGTGTTGCATCGGGGACGATGGGGCATCTGGCGACTGTCTTCGGGATGCTGACGGCGTTGCGTGCCAATGAATTTATTCGGGCACGATGGGAAGAGATTGACTTAGATAATGCCTTGTGGATCGTTCCGCCGGAGCGACGAAAGATTGCCCGAGACTTCCCGATGCGAGTTCCGCTCTCGGAGCAGGCGTGCGCTGTTCTAAAGCACCTAGCACAAACCCTTAAGGGTAAACCCGTAGGGTATGTCTTTTATAGTGAAACGGCTGCCAGCGGACACATTTCTCTGGAAACCCCGAGGATAATGCTGAGAAAGGTCTTGAAGCGCTCCGTCACAATGCATGGCTGTCGGAGCACCTTCCGAGATTGGGCCGAGGAAACAGGGCAAAACCCGACGGCAACGGAGCGCTGTTTAATGCATGAAGAACCAAACAAAACGACGCGGGCCTATCAGCGCAGCGACCTGTTAGAAAAAAGGCGTCCACTCATGCAAGCATGGGCAGACGCCATTTTCCCGAAGGTTTTAATTAAACTAATTCAAGAACCGACGTAAGCGAAACAACCTTCAAGGGCAAGGGATTGGCTTGCCGGATACAGACTTGTCCGTTCGAATTCCATTGGGGCGATACTTCAACCCCAAGGGCATCTGTCGTCGGTTGCGGAGGTGTGCCGGCATATTCCGTAGAGCGCGCAGGGAATTCCTCAAGCTTGTCAAACGAAGGACCGGCAGAAAAGCCTGATGTATTGACGACGCGCAATTCAACTGAACGCACATTCTTTTTGTGAGCACTCCCATAGGAGCCGTCAGCAAGGCCTCCGATAGCAATCGGTAGTGTTTCCATATCTGCGTTGTAGGGTAAGCCGATGTGAACAATGGACGCAGCCTTTTCGAGAACAATCTTGCCATTCGTGACCTTCTGGGGAGGCTCAACTCCGCCGTCGGCAAGAATACTCACGGTTTCCCCTTCGAGCCAAGAGATGCCCGTAATTTCTGTCTTCGGCGTTCCGCGGTATGTTCCGGCGCAGTCTACGTGCATTGTTTCTTCGAGGCTTGTCCATTTGATTTCGTGCATGCGCTCAACGAACCGCTTGATTTGGCCGTTGATGGTGCGTCTAACAACAACGTAGAGAATATCCTCTTCGTCCTCAGAAACGACGGCACAAGATTCGAACACGCCTTGGGTTTCAATGGAGGCGAACCCTCCGACCTGCTGTTCCGGAATGTAGGTGAAGGCAATCAAGTTTCCCTTGGACGAAATGGCCCAAACAATGGGGAATGGAGCTTTACCGAATGCAAGGTCCAGAATCTCCAGATTGTCAAAAAGGTGATTGGCGCGCACACACACATCGTTTGTGATGAATCCGCCGGCCTCGTAGGAATATCCGCATTCGCGCAAATGGCCTCCACGTCCGGCTGCGTACAAACAAGAATTGTTCACGACAACAGGCTGAACGGAATTACACCCGATATAAGATTGCGGACGGACAGACATAGATGAGGGAGTAATAGCATCGTTATTCATCGGGCTAACGCGCCATTCCGCCGAGCCTGTTAAAAGAATCAAGTGCGAGAGCGGGACAAAGTGCTGAATACGGTTTGCCTCTCGCGCCGCGACGCGCACGGCAATGCGATCATCATCTTGCGTCGGGAGCGAGTACGACATATCCGATTCTGTGCCCGACTTTGTAGCCCAGATGTTGTTCGGGCGCGAGGGCGTTCCGCCGAACCATCTGCGCTGTTCAAAATGAGCCACTGCACCCGGATAATCGCCTGCCGTTCCGGTAGAGGCTGTAGCGCTTGCGCCTGAGCCTTCAGTTGCCGAAATAACGACCGTGGGCGACGTGTAGCCACTTCCTCCCTTCAAAACATTGATGGCCACAATCTTTCCGTCCGAAACTACAGCCTTGAGTTCGGCACCAGTTCCGGTGCTGTCGGTTACCCAAACTTGAGGCAAGAGAGTGGTTGTCGGCAGGTCTAAGGTCTTTTTCTGCTTATCCGGCGACAGCCAAATGCTTCCGACTGCTTTTGGGTCTATTTCAACTTTTGGTTTTTTGTAGCCTTTGCCCGGATTGGTTACTGTAACACCTGAGATAAAGAGGTGCTGTATTTGGTAGGTTTCACTGTTATCGCCATCTCCGCCGATTTCTTCTGTTTTGGTTTCGGTCCATTTTTTAAACACGACCGTAGCCGTCGCACCGCTTCCGTAATTCTTTTCGTCGTAGATACGAGCCGTCGGCGTTCCGAACGGAATACTCCCTCGATATGAATACTGAATAGAAAGCCCTGTAATCGAGCCTACTCCACTGTCTAAGTTTGAATACCCACTACCACCATTTGTCACGGTTACGGACGTGATGCCTTTGCTCAAATAGAACGGGTCATCGTATCGCGGGGGAGTAATTGAGGCATCAGGGTCAATATTTTCATCGATGATGGACAGTTCGTTTGTTTGTCCAATGTAGCACCACACGCCCCCTTGATCACGGTAAACTCGGTACATGCCTGCGCCCAGGACGGCAGTCCATGTGATTGTGTTGTATGCACCTGAGCCGAAGGGATTGCACTTAATCGCCGTTGCGGCACCGATTGATGATTCGCTCGTGCCGTCGGCGTAAAGGGCGGTTACAGCGTACTTGCGTGTGTAGTCCTCCTTGTTCGTCACCTCGCTATTGATGCTTTGAACAACTGTGGGAGCACTGGGAGGCGAAAGTGGGCTTGTAAATGACGGAATAACAAGACGCCAATCGGTAGGGCCATAGCGACGCAATTCTCTCGGCGCGTAGCTTGGATGCACGAGCGTGATGATGTCGCCGGACTGATCGTAGTGAATATCGAAAACATCATCTGCGTCATATGGCGAGACAACCTCATACGGAGTGCCGTCTTCTTTTAAAAGCGTCTGGCCTGCCGTGTGGAACCGAATGTATTTGTCGCCGAATTCCAAAACCATTGCCTGCGTTGTGGAAAACGTAAATGGTAACAGTCGAGTTTTTTTGTCTGCGTACTTAGTCGAATTTACGTGCTGAAAGCCCGGGCGAGCAACAGCCGGGCCTCGTGGGTCAATCAAGAAATTTACGCACTTAGCCAAGCCGGATTGATACTTCGGGTCCGCAGCGCGTCCGTACATTTCAGGCGAAATTTCGCCGCCATTAAATGCCTGCTGATAGAGTCTGAAAGCCATTTATTAAACCTCCCGCGATTTAATCACATTCGGGATGCGCTTCTCTCGGCGATGCATTGAAGATTCTGCGTCAAGGTTTTTTGCCCGAGAAAGGGCGCTTTCGTAGAGTTTGAGTAAGTTCTGACCAGCCTGACTCGTTGTGTCAGCACGCTTGACAGGTCCATATAGATATGTTGCCAACAGTGGAACAAGGCAATCGATGAAATATCCAGGAAACAATTCGGGCGTTTCAACGTTGACGATATACGTCAGCACAGGGTCTTTGATGTCGGTAAAGAGCGCACGCCTGGCGTTCTTATCAACGATGGCCATTTCATACGCATAGAAACGCTCAGGGCGATTCTCGGAAAGGTCTTCGTAGGATTGAAGGTTCAGAATCTTCAGGCAGTTGGACGGGATTGCGAATGCGTGGTCTTTGCCGTACAGACGAGCGTCAACGTTGCTCATTTCCGTCGGGCGGACACGTAGCGTTGCAAAGGACCAGCCGTGGCGTTCAAGAACGGTGCGCAATGCAATCGGATACCATTTGGCACAGTGCCCGGCCTGTACGCCTTCCGGCGGATTAATGGAAGTGACTTCGGCGGAATCCCCTAGCAGAGAAAGCGCCATGTTGCAGATATCAACTGAGGATGCCATTTTCTTATTTCCAAAAAGAAGGGGGAGCGGTTTGACCGTTCCCCCAGTGCGTTACTTTAACTAAGGAAAATGTGAATTAGTCGATTGTCGCAAGGATGTCGTAACCGACGGCCTTGATGTTGCGAACAAGCTCAAATTCATTGTGCAAAACAGCCTTAACCAGCGTGCCTGCAACCGTGTTGGAATCCGTGGCCGTGACGGTCGTAGCCAAGCGCACATAGCGCTTATGTTGCAAGGGCAACGGAATGGCCATGTTTGCCGGAATCTTGCCAGCAGTCAGCGTGAACGAAACCGCGTCCGTGAAAGTGGAATTGTCGTCCGAGTCCTGAATCTTGAACGTCACAGAGCCGGCTCCCGCTGCGTCTTTTGTAAAGAGCAGCGCATAGAACGGGGGCTTTAAAGCACCCAATCCAGGCTTTTCCTGACCAAGGTCAACCGCCGTGCCGGTAACCGTCGTGCCGAGTCCTTTGTTCTCGGCTAAAGAAAGCAATTCGTCGTAAACCATTTTTCAAATCCTCCGCATTAACTTACGAGAGAGAAAGAACCGGATTGGTGTTCGTCAGAACATCCGAGCCGAGCTTGTGGACCGGAATGCCATCCCAAGCGATAACCTTGCGTCCAGCAATGGTATCGAGGGTAAGCTGCAGGTTGTCTTTGTTGTTAATCTGCCGACGCAAGACAGAAGAGAGCGTGTCGTTCAGATAGAACGCGCAGCGGCCCTTGTACTGGTCCGGCAGCAGTTCAACAGCCTGAGTCATCAGGTCAAGCAAGTCAGGCGATCCAGAAGTCTTGTTGGACTTCGAAAGCTTCGTCGTGTCGATGTTCGCGATACGAACAACCGTGAGCGGGTCGTAAATTGCAAGGCCCAAATCCCAACGGAAGTCGGTGATGAGCTTCCAATACTGACGCTGGATTCCACCGGTCGTCTTGTAAGCGCGAATCGGGTCATCGTGAGCTTTGACTTGGAACCCGCCTGTGGAGTCTTCGTTGTGCTGGGGCTTGAAAAGGTAGTTAAAGGCTGTGTCCCAGCCGATAAGAACGATTTCAGTCTGCTTGTTAGCGGTCGTGCCACCGGCATTAATGATGCGGTCCTTAAAGGCAGGATTCGCCGGATTAACGATGTTGAAGAATCCGCGCATCTTGGTCGGGTCGGTAGCCGGGTCACCATAGAAGACGTCACGTACCATGGCCTTCGCAAAGCCGCGTGCGAACGCCTGGTCACGGCGGAAACGCCATGTATCGCGGTCTTTCGCGGGCTGGTCCATGTATTGGTCGACGTCAATTTCATTGGAGTCAGAACGACGTTCGCAGGTGTAGCGAACAGCCGTTCCTTCCGGATTCTCAGCCTTCCAACCTTGGTTGTAGCCGTGGGTTTCGCCTTCCGGATAAACCGTCAGGATTTCACCGCGATCGCCCATGCCATCATTGGCGGTCACTAAGGCGGCCTGGTCAAAAAAGGGCATGTAATCACGAATGGTGTGAATAAATACCTTGCGGGCAACGTCCTTGTCGGAAATAAGTGACTCAAAATCGGCAAGGGAAGTCGGCCCAGTTTTGATAATGTCGGACATTTTAAATTCCTCCAAAATTAAGGGTTTTTATCGACTGTGATAAATATCTGATGCCGTGAAAGTTTCTTTGCCGCCGGCGTTCCCGCGAGGGAAACCGGCTTCGCCGAATGCTTTCCCGGCTCGTGCCAGAAGCTTCAAAACTCCAGGATGGTTTCCGGCAGGGGAACTCATGAATTCCGCGATGTCGGGGTCAACCTTCCCGTTAGAGTCGTAGGCGAACTTGTCACGCAGGCGGGCGATATCGCTCAAGTGGTCCGCAATTTCCGGACATGCTTTCGATTTCTCGGCCCACTCTCTGGACACGTTCTGGATTGTTTCGACCTGTCGCTGGGCCATTAACGGGGCCAGCTCATCGATAACGCCCTGCGCCTTTTCCTGGCTTAGATTGAGCTTCTTAGCTACCTCACCGAATTGGTTCATGACGGCACCATCAAGCCGTACCCCTTCGGGTGCTTTAAATGCCTCATATTTCTCCGGGGCGCCTTCATCGGAGGGCTTGTCGGCACCATCCTTTTTGTCGCCTTCCGGGGCTTCGCCTTCTTCGGCTGTTTTGCCCTGAGCGTCTTGCTGGTCAGAGCTTTCTTTGGCACCATCTTCCGGGCCCTTGTTGACGGCGCTATCTAAAAGCGTCGCAGGAGGGTTGGTCGCAGGCGCAGCTGTCTTGTCGGACGGCTGAGTCTGTGCCGGAGCGGAAGGCGCCGGATTCTGTACACTCGGTGTGCCGGTATCGTTTGAATTTTCAGCCGGCGTCGTTGTGTTTAATGCGTCTGTCATGGCTTTCCTTAAGCAGTAATTGATAGGAAACCGGGTCGCAGAGACTTAAGAGACTCAGGCCCACAGAGCGCCGCCCTTCGTTAAATCCCATCGTGAGGGCATTTGTTGAAAAGGACGGCTGGTTAAGCCCTGTAATGTCAAGAATGATTTCCATGGCCCGACGGCCTTCAGGCGTGGCCATTACGTAAGCAATGGACTTCCTGATTGCGCGGAGCTTTTGCTCATCCTTTTCCGCTTTCTCAGCAATGGCAGCTTCGAGCGCGGCCTGGTCAAATGGGTCTCTGTTACTCATGGCGGAAATTTTTTCAAGCGAAAATAGGGATATGGGCACAGGGGGTGTGCGCATGAGTTGACTTTGGCGGTGGAAAATGCTTGCAACTTTTGATAAAGGAGCGTTTGCAGGCTATGGCTATCGGATACATCAAGCGCGTTGCTGGGCCGTTTACGGGGGCCGGCACAACGTCTCTACCATTCGGATTTCTTGTCTATAAGCCCCAGGACGTTTATGTCGCCTTGGCCGCGTCTGATATTGCCGAGGCTACGAATCTTGAGTACGGTACTGATTACACGGTTGTTTTGAATGCTGACCAGGAGACAACTCCCGGTGGTACGGTGACGCTTACGACGGCTTTGACAGAAGGACAAGTCGCAGCGGTTGGTTCTGCGCTGGATTACACGCAGCCGACACAGCTTACGAATTTCTCGCGTTTTCCTCCGGAAATCATCAATGATGCACTCGATCGCATCGTGATTCTGATACAGCAGCTACTTGAAAGGTTAGGACGAACGGTTACGGTTCCGGTTACGTCTAGCCAAACTCCGGAAGAGCTTGTTGAGTCGCTACAGAAGGCAGCCGAATCTGCCGAGAAAGTGGCATCCGCATATGCGGCCCAAGCCGGCACAAGTGCAGCAGCGAGCGCTGCCTCCGCCACGCTTGCCGAGCAATGGGCCACCAAAACCGACGGCAAGGTTCAGGACATCGACTACAGCGCAAAGCACTACGCTTTGGATGCCAGGCAAACCGCAGCCGAGTTACCTGCCAAAGAGCTTGAGTTGGAGGCGCAGTTAACCGCCCACACGGATACACAGATTGCACGCATTGACGATAAGACAGATGCCGTGCTGGCGGTCAACGCAACGGGGTGCGCAGAGAAGACGTGGACGCTTACTGCTGACGTTGCGGCCAATACCGAAATCACGATTCCGGGCGGAATCTACTACGTTGTAGGCCGTCACCATTTGCGAGTCGGGTACAACGGCTTGACGTGCTACATCGGCAGCAATTTCGTTGAGGTCGGGAACACGGACACGAAATCCAACAAATTCAAATTGACCTTTGATGCGAAGTCGGGCGATGAGCTTGACGTCTGGGTTGCAGCGCTCGGCAAGGCGGATGTGGCGGATGCAATCAATACCGCGCAGGCTGCCAACGATGCGGTTGCAGAACTGAGCCAGAAGGTTGTTTACAAAGATGCTGAATCGGCAGGGAGTTAATACATCATGGCGAACTTAGTTGAGACAACACTTTATTCTCATGAAGGTGCAACAAACACGCCTCTTGCGCCTGCGACCAAAGCGACGCAGGTGCAGATTGCGAACGTTGAAGGGCAAGCGTCTAATGTGGAGTCGGAAATCGTTGCGCTCCGCACAAAACTCAATCAGGCGATTGACGCAGGCGTTCACTTCCGTGGCGCAGTCAATTCGACAACGCCATTGCCGACCGTTGCATACAAAGCAGGCTGGCAGTACATCGTGGGCGAGGCAGGCACATATGCCGGCAACGTGTGCGAGGCGGGCGACTACATCATCTGCGTGAAGGACTACGCAAGTGGGAGCGCATCCGATTCGGATTGGACTGTCTTGCAGAAAAACCTTGACGGTGCAGTGACAGGACCGTCAACGAGTGTTGCCAATCACGTGGCCGTGTTCGATGGCACAGGTGGCTCGAAGATTAAGGACAGCGGTTTCACAATCGGGAAGAGTGTTCCTGCGGATGCGCAATTTACGGACACACAGTACAAGCCTGCGACCGATAAAGCCGATGGCTTAATGACGGCTGCGCAGTACACAAAACTTGCAGGCATCGAGACGGGTGCAGACAAGACTGACGCTGACAATGTGGAGGCAGCAGGTGCTTTCATGAAGGCTACGGACAATTTGGACTCCGTGGCTGACAGCACGACCTACGTGAAGATGAAAGCGACCGAGCGCACGAAGCTCGAAGGCGTTGCGACCGGCGCTGAAGTCAATCAGAACGCTTTCGCAAAAGTGAAAGTGGGCGAGACAACCATTACCGCAGGTGCAAAGCAAGACACACTGGAGATTGAAGCGGGCGAGGGCGTGACGATTACGGCCAGTGGCAAGAAGGTCACGATCAAAGAGACATACATCGATTCGTGCGTTGTCAGCTCTTTGGACAACGTACCTGCGAATCTGCGCAATGGTGGCTTGATCATCTTGAAGGATGCCTAATGTTGACTGAACTTCGTCAGGTGCTTAAAGACCCAATCTCTAGAAAGTTTTTCTGGAAGGGCGTTCGAGACGGTTTGGTTATCGGATGCCTAATCATGCTTCCGGCCTTCCTTATCGTTTGCTTGAGGGTTTTTGAATGACTGACAGCCTGTACGTCAAAACAGCGGGCGGAATCCTCCCGATTGCCATCGAGGGCACGGGAGGGAGCGGTGGCTCTACGACGATTGAAGCGGAGACGCACACGATAACGGAGACGGCAACGAGTGCGCAGTCGTACTCGATTGGCAATTGCGCCTACGTGATGGTTTTCGTGAATTCTGTCTTAGGTGTGGACGGCGTGACCTATGGCATCACGGGCGGGACGACGTTGCAGTTTACCGACGTGATTCCTGTTGGTAGTGAGGTTGTCATCGTCAAATTCAAGACCGCAGGGAGCGTCACGCCGACACCGACGTATGCGATTGACAGCGCGCTGTCTGCGACTTCGACTAACGCGGTACAGAACAGGGTGGTGAAGGCGGCGATTGACGGAAAGGCGGACGAGGCGCAAGTAAACGAAATCTTGAGTCCGCTAAACACGAAGGTCACGAGTTTACAAGCGTCAATTGATTCGGCTTACGCCAAATATGTTGCGGAGATTAGGTAATGGCGACATTAGAAGAAATGGTGGATAAAGCAATACAAGTAGCCGTGTTACGGGCACATCCCGTCGGGAGTTACTTCATCACGGAATCCGCCGACAACCCTCACGAAATTTTAGGGGGGGGGTATGGCAAAAATTGGAAGGGCGATTCCTGCTCGGCGCAAATGCGTCGTACTCCATTGGAAGTGAGGGAGGCGAGGATATGCACACACTGACAGAGAACGAATTGCCATCGCATACACACGACGCAACGATTAAAGCGTTCACGTACAACGGTAACAAGATTCAGTTTTTCAATGCCGCGAGCGCAAATAAAGGTGGCTCGTGGTATGGAGACTCGGAGTTTTCAATCGCGGCGGCGCGAAAGCTGAACGGAACGTCTGGCGTTCAGCACGTCCTAACCGAAGCGAACTTAATTACACGTAAAGCAATTGATACGGCAAATACAGGTGGTGGCGCATCCCACAACAATATGCCGCCCTACCGAGCCGTGAACATTTGGAAGAGGACAGCGTAATGGCTACGTTTGAAGAGACAATCGAGAAGGCTGTTCAGGCGGCGGTCAAGAGGGCAAACGCTTATACCGATACGAAGGTCGGGGCATTGCCTCGAATCCCTCATATTTATGCCACAACGATGGTCGGTCTCGGCTTCACCAAAGGCGCAACGGTATCCGTCAAAGACTTCCTGTTGGCGCTTTACAACCAGGGCTACCAAGCAGGCGACATTGTCTCGTTCGGCTATCTGGACGCAGGCGCGGCCATTGTTTCCGACGGAACGAACACAATCAACATCAATTGCGTGGACGTAATCATCGGCACGCTTCAGAACTTAAACAACGCATGGGCACGCGCTTCCGTCCTCGTGTTCGGGACGGGCTACGCAGGCAAATGCGCGCGCATCGGAGCGAGTACCGGCGGAACGGCAGGCACGTTATTCGTTGGTGAAGTGCAGAACTTATAGGAGATAGACATATGTCTGAAACAACTTACATCGGAACGCAATTCGCCAAGCCGTTGCAGAACGACAAGATTGAGCAAAACACAGGTACTGAAGAGTTACCGCGTTACGAACTTGTCGACAACCCTGCCCCGAACACGTATAAAAAGTATGCGGAAGCGGCGCAATGGTGCAACGAAGATGGCTGGGCGACGATTGAGGACAAGGGTGATTACTACGAAGTGGTTGCAATTCCTAAACCGCCCGAGCCAACAGCCGAAGAGATTGCCGAGCGAGAAGCGGCCGAGGCTCTTACGCAAGCCAAGAAAGAGCGAGCCGAGGCGGTGAGCAGGTTGACGGTTACGGTCGATGGCATGGTATTTGACGCAGACGAAACGAGCCAAAACCGTATGAGCCGTGTGGTCGCGGGTGCGCAGGCTCTTGGCATTGACCAAAGCACAACGCAAGTTTGGGTGCTGGCTGACAATACAGTGGCAACACCGACCGTTGCGCAGTTAGCGCAGGCGCTGAAACTTGCGGGCGCAGCGCAGACAGCGCTGTGGACTGTCCCGTACCAGACCGAAACCGAAACGAACACCACCGGAGAATAATCATGGCATTCCCGAAACTACTACAAAAACTTTTCCAGAACAATGGAGCGGGGGACAAACTCAATCCCGACATCATCCCCGACATCCCGTACTCCAAAGTCACCGACGCGCCTTCCGTTGATTCTGCGCTCTCGTCTACGAGCGAGAACCCTGTTCAGAACAAAGTTATCACCTCCGCCCTTGATGGGAAATTAAGTACAAGTGGCGGTACAGTTAACGGTCCGGTAACAATCGCTAGTACAATTACCACTAGCGAGTTAGCAAGACCCGCCGGGGTGAAAGAGTTCTATATACGGGGCAAAGATGATGACGGATGCCTTCAGCTCTATCCCGGGGGGACTTCCAGTTTTTCCGCTAAGAAAACTGCCTCGCTTCTTCTAACTACTATAAACTACACTGGCATCTCAATCCCTGCGGGGTCGTTCTATTTAAATGCTATGGATGCCACTACAGGGGCAAAGTCGCTTGTAGGCTCACCCAACGGCACATTGTGGTGGTGCGGAAAGAGTCTCACGGGAGGGCTAACCGTCGTCGCCGAGTCCTACAGCGCTAACTCCTGGTACCGCAAATACTCCGACGGGTGGATTGAGCAGTGGGTGCTTACGCCACAAGTGAGTTTTACAAGTTGGAATCAGACGAAAACGTGGGTTACATTCCCTGTCGCTCTTACATCCACCTTTTATTGGACAATTGCTGGTAATCGCCAAACTTCATATAGTAGCTATTACAGCCAAGAATCGGGTGATTCAGGCGTTGATACCTATAAAGGCTTAGTTACGCTTACCGTTAATAAAACAGGGATAACAGGTAAATCCTCATGGCCATCAGGGTCAGACCACTACAATACTGTTACTTTGCCTGCAAACGAATGGCTTTACGTATTCGGCAAATAACTACTTGCCACAGGCATATATCTCATAGGCAAAATAATCATAAGATGGGAAGTAAGTGCCGATGTTTATACCTGTAGTGGTTTTACTAAAGCTAGTGTATTGTATTTCGTCAGGTAGACTTTCATCGCCAGAAGACATGTTATATGTTTTTAAACTTGATGCGACTTTGGCATCACAAGCAAAATATTGAGTATTGGAGAACGCTAGGGGAAATGAAAGCATTACGTAATTAGTGCCTTTTGCCTTGAATGAGCCACTAATACCCTGCTCAATCCACCCGTCGGAGTATTTGCGGTACCAGCTGTTAGCGGGGCCGTTTTCGGAAAGCAATTAACTTGCTGATGATTCAAACAGAAGCTAAACTCCACTCTGACTCAATAGAGGGGAGGGGTTTGCATGAAAAAGTATCTTTTCAGCAGTTTCGCCTTGTGCGCAGCATTGGCTTTAGTTGGATGCCAAGCGCCGTACACAAACAATATGCCTGCGCCGCAGGAAACGACGCTAGGCACAGTACAGAAAGCCATCCACAAGGGCATGACGCAGGACGAAGTGGTTGCAGAACTCGGCGCGCCCAACATGGTCAGCCGAGATAAGGAAGGTCTTGAGGTTTGGGTTTATGACAAGGCAAGCACCACCGTGACTACTTCCGGCTCGTCTTCCTACGGCACGCTGATTTTAGTCGGAGCATCGGCTCATCAATCGGCTAGCTCGATTTCCCAGAAATCGCTCACGTTGATTTTGAAATTCAAGGACGCTGTTCTGTCCGAATACTCGTATCGCTACTCAACTTTCTAACCGGGAGTCCAAATGAAAAAACTTTGTTTCCTTGCGCTAGCTGTTCCGATGTTGTTCACGGGGTGCGTGACTGTTGCGTGACTGTTGATTCTGTCTTTGGTGAAGCCGATGCTCCGGTTTCGGCCGTTGCGTTACAGGCTTTGCAAACACGCGAGTTTAATGCGACGCAAGATCAAGCATTTCAATCTGTTATCTCTACGTTCCAAGACTATGGTTATGTGGTTACGTCTGCAGACAAAGCGACCGGCTTAATCATGGGCAAGACGACTTCCGATGCGACAATCAGTGGCTTCACAGGGATTACACGTGTTGAGTACAACAAGGCATCTGCCTTTATTGAACAATTAAGCGCGAACAAGGTAAAGATTCGCGTGAGCATTGTTAAGTACGTTTCAGCAACAGGGGCTTATGGCGGAGGAGGAGAGAAGGAAGTGGTTCGCACGAAGCCGCAGGTTTACCAAGACATCTTCAACAAAATTGAGCAGTCGCTTTTCTTGAAAAAGAATCTCTAAAACAAAGGCCCCGTTCATGGGGCTTTTTTTCGCTATCCCCTACAACGTGAAGATGAGGAAAGGAAGTAAAGAGACGTCTCGGCCAGCTATAAGCCTTTGCTCAATTGGAGGAATCTAAAATGTATGAAGTTTTTGGTTTCTTTGCGTTTGTTGCCTGTTTTGCGACTTACGGCATTTTGAAGGCGCTTTATAAGTATGCTGAAGATTTTTATTACTTTGATAACGATGGAGACGTAGCGAATTGGATTGTCGACGGACTCTTCGTTATCGGGATGATTGCTCTGAAATTGGTTTTGAACCCTCATGGCGACTTTTCGCCGATTACTATCGTCAGATTGGTTTTGATAGGTTATTTCTTTTCGGGAACATTTTCAATCGTCTCGTACTTTTGCCATGGAAGAATTCCTGCCAGCCGTTTCTGGGCATTCGCATTCCGTTGGAATTCTCTAAGATTAGTAGCCTTTGTTCTCCTGTACTCTGTAGTTTTTATCGTTCTTTTTCAGTAGTTCTTGTTGCTGGTCGCCGGAATACAAAGCCCCTTTGTGGGGGCTTATTAGTGCCTGTGTTGCATCTATCAAATTATGCAACATTTCCTCTCCTGTCAAATGTTGGGCGAACTCTTAAAGTACCCCCGAAACGAACTTTAATTTGACCCCCTTGGGAGTCAAAAAATGGGGAAACTAAGAGATCAAACACATAATGAGGGTTTCCATTTCAAAAGGAGACCCGACATGCTTCCACTCGAAGCTATCAACAGAATTCGGGTACTCTCAGAACGGGGCATGGGATCCAAAGCGATAGCCAAATCAACGGGGATCTCGAGAAATACCGTTCGCAAGTACCTGTCTCACCTTCAGACACTAACGCCCATTTCTTCAGAGGTGCAACGCCCAAGTCGACTCGACTCTTTCCGAGATCAGATCCACGAGTGGTTCCTTGCTTGCAGAGGACATTGTCCGGTTGTACTGCGCAAGATTCAGAGTGAACTCGGGGTATCGATTAGCTTGCGACAGCTACAAAAGTACTGTCAGCCATGGCGTACTCAAGAGCTACACGTCAAAGAAATGACTCAGCGCTACGAAGTGCCTCCCGGGGATGAAATGCAAATTGACTTCGGGTTCGACGAAGTCTTAATCGCCGGAGTCAAGACTCGCATATGCGTGTTTGTTGCGGTGCTGAGCTACTCCAGAAGAGTCTTTGCCAAGCTGTATCCGGTGGAGAATCAGGCAGCCTGGTTAAACGGCATCGAATCCGCCTTTGAGTATTTCAGCGGTGTTCCCGTTGCTGTTGTCTCCGACAACACACGCTGTCTCGTTGACGGAAGAGCGGAACAAGGCCCTGGACTTCCCAACAACGTTGCACTCAAGCCTTCGGAGCTGCATTTATTTCTTG